GCAAGTTCACGGCAAACACGCACTACCCGGCTGGCTTCATCAAGTCGGGCATCCCACTGGGCAAGGTGACCGCGACGGGTCTGTATGGCCCGTACGACAACGCGGCCACCGACGGCCGTGAGACCTGTGTGGGCTTCCTCTTCACCGCTCAGGACGTCAACGCCCGACAGGTCGCCTCGACGAAGGTCGTCGGCTCGATGCTCCTGCACTGCTTCATCCGTGAGGCGAAGCTCCCCGTCCCCATCGACGCCGCCGGCAAGACCGACCTCGGCGCCCGCGTCGTCTTCGTCTGAGAGGTAGAGCATGCAGCTCATCACTGAGTACGCGACCCCCGCGGAGCTCACGGGCTACGCCCGCGCGGCCCTGCGGGATCGTGAGGAGAATCAGTTCAGTCTGAACCGGTGGCTCCCGAACGACACGATCAACGACCTGACGTACCGGTTCGCCCGAGGTGGGGGCGGACTCGTCGAGGCGGCCGTGTACCGGGCGTTCGACGCTGAGTCGGACATCGGGTCGCGCTCCGGCGCTGCTCGCGTGTCGGGCGAGCTCCCTCCGATCTCTCGTAAGTACGCGCTGAGCGAGTACGAGCAGATCAAGATGCGGAACGTCGACACGCAGAAGGCGGAGATCCGGGACGCCATGGAGGCGGACGCCATCAAGGGTGTCAGCGCCATCGCGGCCCGTACCGAGCTCGCGCGTGGCGACGCGATCTTCAACGCGAGCGTCACCATCAACGAGAACAGGGTGTCGGCTGGCGTCGACTACGGCCGCAACCCTGCGCACTCCGTGTCCGCCGCGATCCCGTTCAGCTCGACTGAGACGTCCCTCGCGTACGACTACTTCCAGTCGTGGCTCGACGTCTACAACGACACGAACGGCGATCTCCCCGCGTTCACGCTGATGTCCCGCAAGATCTACAACTTCCTGCGGCGCAACAAGCAGATCCGGGAGCTTGCCTACCGTGGCGCCTCGTCTGCTCCGACTGTCCTGACGAAGGACGACCTGAACAACATCCTCGGGGACTTCGATATCCCGCCGGTCGTCGTCTACGACGCGAAGGTGTCCGTCGACGGTGTGGCCACCCGTGTGACCCCAGAGGACAAGCTGGCCTTCATGCCAGCGCAGGGCGACGCGCTGGGGAAGACCCTCTGGGGCGTGCCTGTTGAGGCGAACGACCCTCGCTACGGCCTCCAGGGCGACGCCGCCGGCGTGGCCGTCGGTGCGTACAAGTCGGAGGACCCGCAGACCGTGTGGACGCGCGCCACAGCGATCGTCCTGCCCGTCGTCGGCTCCCCGGACCTGACCTTCGTCGCCGACGTCCTCTGATCAGAAACGCGAGGCACTCACGCATGGCAACCCTGGCAACGAACGTCCACGTGACGGACGCCGACGGCGTGGCCCACGTGTTCGGCCCCGCGGACGAGGTCCCGACGTGGGCCGTCGAGCAGATCACGAATCCGAAGGTGTGGGCGGAGCCCCCAGCGCAAAACGTTTCGCGCTCCGAGCCTGCGCCTGCGGCGAAGCCCGTGAAGCGGGCCGCGCCACGGCGGAAGGCGGCCGGCGGTGGCACTGTTCGCGCCGACTGAGCTCCGCACGCTGCTGAAGCGCCCCCTGACGGACGCTGAGTGCACGCTGGCCCACGACCTCACTGAGGATGCCTTCTACGGCGAAGTGGGCGAGCGGCTGACGGACCCCCCGCAGCGCGGAGTCAAGAGCGTCGCCCTGGCCGTCGCCTCCCGGATCCTGACGAACCCCGCGGGAGTCCGGAGTGAGCAGGCGGGCGGCATGCTTGTCAGCTACTCCGACTCCGAGACCGGCGTCATCCTGTCTGAGGACGAACGTCGACGTCTGCGGCGTGCGGTGGGCATGGCGGCTGGCGCCTCCTCACTCGACATCACACCGGACGACTACTGCCCTCCGGTGCGGGTCTGGAGGGCGCAGTGAGCCTGATAGCTCAGCTCATGTCCGAGACGCTCACCATTGAGCGGCCAGGACCGCGGGTCAGGGACTCTTCCGGCTCGTGGGTCCCGGGTCCGCCGGTACTCATCACCGTCGAGAACTGCACCATCATGAGCCCCTACGGCGTCTTGATCGGCAGCTCGACGGAGACGCAGGACGCGTCCATGACCGTGGAAACCCGGCGCGTGTTCGCTGCTCCTCTCGGCACTGACGTCCGGCCCGCAGACCGCATCCTCCGGGGTACGGAACGGTGGGAGGTCGTCGGTGAACCGATGATCTTCCCGCTCACTTCCCTCGCCCGTGTCGAGGCGTTCGTGAAGCGGGTGACGGGATGAGCTACCGATCCAAGTACACGGGCAACTTCCGCGGCATTGGCAAGATCTTCATGAAGCCCGGCGTGCAGCGTGCGTGCCGTACGGCAGCCGTCGAGCTGAAGAGCATCTCCGAGGGGGCAGCCCCAGTGGGCGACCCGGAGGAGGACCGACACCCGGGCCTCTACGCGCGCTCCTTCGACGTCGTCCCCATCGTCAAGAACGTGCGCTTCAAGGGTCGCCCCAAGCTGCGCGCCGGCGCCCGGCTGATCAACACAGCTCCGCATGCCTGGCGCGTGGAGAAGGGCGACGGACGCGTCCCGCGCTACGCCATCATGCAGCGCGCCATCGACACGATGAAGGCGGCCAACCGTGCCTGACATCGAAGCCGTGCTGAACCCCTGGGCGGAGGCGACGACGGGTGTCTTCAGCGCCGCTGAGACCCCAGACGACCTGGAGACGATTCTCCCGGCCATCCGCATCGAGCGGGCCGGAGGACCGGACGCCCGGTTCAGCATGCACCCGCGGGTGTTCGTCGACGTCTTCGGGCGCACTGCCGACGAGGCGCGGATGCTGGCCGGCGACCTCCGTGACGCGCTGCTCGCCCTCCGCGGCCCCGTGAACGGCGCAGTCATCCGCGACGTCCGCTGTGACTCCGGCCCCTCCCGGCAGCCGTGGGCGAACCCTGCGGTGCACCGACGCGGAGCCACTTTCACCGTGAGCTTCCGGGCCGCGTAACCCCCTGACACTTCGACCCGCCGTCCGCTGAGGCGCGCGGGTCTCTCGCATGCCCTGGAGGGCTCATGGCGGATACCCGCAATGCCGACCTGACGTTCGGCGCAACTGACTACCTCGTTCACATGGCGGCGATCAACACCGCCTCCCCGACCGGGTTCGCTGACCCGGCTGCCGCGTGGCAGTGCCTCGGGTGGGTGACCACGGAAGGCGGTCTGTTCAAGGTCGAGGAGGAGTCGAAGGACATCGACGCTGCGGGCAGCTTGGAACCGATCCGCACCCTGATGACGAAGTCCACGAAGAGCCTTCAGGTCACCTTCCTGGAGGGCCTGAACCCGCTGGTCCGGTCGCTGTACGACAACGTCCCCATCGACGCCCTGAAGCCGACGGATGGCATCGCGAGCTACGCCTTCCCGGACAAGCCGAACGACCTGAGATATGCCTTCCTCTTCGACACCATGGACGGCGACAAGAAGCTGAGGCTCTACATGCCAAACGGCAAGGTCGTGGAGCGTGGCGACGAGCAGCCCCAGACCGAAGACGTCATGCCGGTCCAGCTCACCTTCCGCTTCTACAAGGGCGCGTCGTCCGCGGCCGTCACGCGGAGCATCGACTACGGCGACGTGGACGTGAGCGGCTTCTTCCCTGCCGCTCCGTAAGTGACTAGCGGGGCCCGTATCTGCGCGGGTCCGGGCCCCGCTCCAGATCCACAACGACCCGCGCACATCCCCAGAACCACACAAAGCCGAGAGAGGCAGACCCGCGCATGTCTGAGACCACCACACCCGCGAAGGCGCAGGAGACCGAGGCGACGGAGGGCTACGTCACCGCGAACCTCGGAGACAAGCCGCTCCGCGTGAAGACCGTCGGCCAGTGGCGGCCGTCGTACCTGCGAGCGCTTCGCCTGGGCGACTACGACACCTGGGCGGAGGGCGCTCTCCACCCGGACGACGTGGACGCCTTCATCGAGGCGGATGCGACCTTCGACGAGATCAACACCTTCACCGCTGAGGCCATGGAGTCCGCCGGCGAGCCGGTGGGAAAGCCCTCCGCACGGCCGCGATCCTCGCGGAGCACGCGGAAGCGGTAGAGGCGGACCTCCTGCGCTTCTACCGCCTGGACCTACTCGACATCTACCGGGGCGGACTCTCCATACGACGGCTGCGGGTGCTGATTGAGCACCTGCCGCCGGAGAGCGCCACGAAGACGGCGATACGAAACAGCATCCCGCAGGAGGAGCTAGAGCGGTCCACCGACGAGGGACGCCCCGACCTGGCGCCATGGAGCGGGACGGAAACGATGCTTGCTCGGGTCCTGGACGAGATCCGCCTCCTGCGCATGGTCACGGCTGCCGCCAACGGCGCGAAGCCCGGCGAATTCACACCCACGCCACGCCCCGGCATCCCACCGAAGAGCGCTGCCACGAAGCGCAAGGGACTCACAGATGAGCAGCGCCGCGCCCTTGATCCGCGGCTGAGAAACCAGCCGAAGGAGGCGTAGCGCATGGCCGGTGACCTGGACATTGTCGGGACAGTGGCGGTCGACGTCGTCCCCATTGCCCCGAACTTCCACGAGAAGTTGAAGGCGATCGTCCTGCCCATTGCGGACAAGGTGGGGGAGGAAGCCGGCCGCAAGATGGGGGACGCGATCTCCCGCAACATCACCGTGGCCATCCCCGACGCCATCAACCGAGGCGGCCAGGCGGCTCGTGGTGCTGCCACACGGCAGGGCAGCAACGCGGGTGGAGCCTTCGCTCGATCCCTCCGCGCAAAGCTGGAGCAAGCGTTCCGCTCCATGCCGAAGCTGGACGTCAAGCTAGGCGACACGGGCGTAGACGCGGAACTCGCGCGTATCCGGGCAAAGCTCGAACAGCTCTCCAACAAGCGCATCGGTATCGACATCGACGCCGAGACGGCTCGCGCACACGTCGCGGAGCTGGAGGCCGAACTCCGACGTCTCGGGGCGGCACACCCGAACGTTGCGGTGCGCGTCGACACGGCTGCCGCTCGCGCTGCCCTTGCAGCATTCCGCGAGGAGATCGACGCCGCCACAGCCGACCCCGCCCGCATCCGCATCGAGACGGACGGCGCTCTCGGGGCGCGCATCCGTGCGGCTGTGAAGGAGGCGGAGGCCAGCCTCCCCAACATCAACATCGACGCGGACACGTCGCCGGCGCAAGCAGAGCTCGCAGGCCTTCGCGCTCGCTTGACGGCGATGAAGGATCTCAAGGTCGGTATCGACATCAGTGCCGAAGACGCACTGACGCAGCTCAGCGAGATCCAGGCCAGACTTCGTGCCCTGTCCGCGCAGCGCGCGACTCAGGTCGACGTCGACACAAGTCGGGCCCGCGCGGCGATCACGAACCTGAGCCTGATGATCGACCGTCTCCGCGGGCGAACCCCGACCGTGGATGTCCGCGCCGACGCAGCAGCCGCAGAGGCACGTCTCGCGGCAGTGCAGCGTCAGGTCAACGACCTGGACCGCGACGATGTCCGCATCTTCGTCCGGGCGAACACAGCGCAGGCGCATGCGGCGCTGCTGCAACTCGCCATCGCACTTGGCACGGTCGCCGCTATCCCTCTCCTCCCCATCGCTGCCGCCGGCATCGGCGCCATTGCATCGGCTGCCACGGTCGCCGTTGCTGGTGTTGGCGCCATCACGTTGGCTGCCATCCCCGCCATCAAGGGCGTCACCTCCGTCATTCAGGCGAAGACGGCCGCGTTGCGGTGAGCAGACGCTAGGG